CTGGATTTACTTTTTGCCTACCAAACAAACCAGCAATAGTTCCCAAACCACCGCCAAGAAATGTTCCTACGCCCACATTAAGCAACGCTTCACCCATTGTGTAATCAAGTTGTTGCTGTCGAGACAAACCATAATACAAAGGCTCTGTTACAACAGAACCAGCAAAACCTTCCCCTGCACCAATAGCTGTTCGACCTTTAATTTTACCAAACCTAGCCATAGCTTTAGCTCTAGTTGATAAACCAAAATACGGAATAAAAGCAGCTCCAATTTCTATAGGATCTGTGGCAGCAGCAACTAAACTACCTCCAAACAGCGCTGAATAACCAGCAACTCCATTTAATCCTTTTTGTATAATAGCATTTCTTGCTATTTCTGCCCTTTTGTTTTTTACGAGCAGCTCTGCTCCTTCACGAGACATTGGCTCAGTAAATTCTATGTAATCTCCATATTCTTCATTTAGTGCAAATTCGCTTAGTAATCTGCCATCCTCAAGCATTTTTATTACGTCACCTCGTAGCGTAACAAAAGGATCTTCAACTAAATCATTTAATTCTATTCTTAACTGATCTGCTCTAACATCATCAGTCTCAATCATTAAGTCATCTTGTAATCGTTTTACTTTTTCAATGCGCTGATTGTTTTGCTCAAAAATGTTAGCTCGTTCTGTTGGTGTAAGTTGATCTAATGTATCGCTTTGCAGTTTTAGACTTGTTTTAGCTAAATCAAAAACAGTAGGAGCATCTTTTGCTTGTCTAAACACCTCTCCAGTAGTTACAGATAAATCCGCAAAACCTGTAGCCCTAATAACGGCACTATCTTGTTTTAACGGTCTAGGACGCATTATTTAGTCTCTTTCTGTCTTATTGTATTATCAAGTCCTGGAAACTCAGATCCAACAGGAGCTACACCCATTGAACCGTAACCAGTACCAGTGTACACAGGCCTACTTTGTATTTTAAAACCTGTTGCAAATTCTGATAACCTTGTTGGTGTAAGAGCAAACTTAGATTCTCTAAGTTTTGTAAAATCCATATTTTCTAAATCTTTAAATTTTACTTCAAGAACTCCCCCAGGTATTGCAGGGTCATCACCCATAATAAGCGCTGGAATAAATGTACCATTAAGATTGTAATGAAGAATAAGACCATCTCCAGTGCCATTGTTTAACCACATACCTGTAGTTCTCAGAGAAGCCTCGCTTACTTGCGACTCTTCAAGAAAATCAAGATTAGGAGCTGTTAGAGGCGCAAGGTTAAATCTTTTTAGGATGTCACTACTTAAAATTTCTTGTGCTGCATCTTCTATTTTTTTGTTATCTATTGTATTTGGAACAATGTACTGTTGATTTTTTGTAATATTAACTTCACCAACAAAAATGCTTTCTACAGATTTTTCAACAGCATCTGTTACATTCATGCCTCGTGAAGTGTAATAAAGAGATAGCTTTTCAACCATTTCATATTGTTCGTTAAATAATCTTTTTGTTGCTGCTCCATCACCGCCAGCAAGCAAAGCAGCGTTATAATTTTGCACCTTCGGCAAGTTGACTATTGTTTGCGCTATACCTGTAACGCCAGCCGTAACAGAAGTTGGCTGTCCTTTTTTAAGTTCTTCAACAGAAAGGTTTTTTATAGACAATAAGTCACTAGCAACTTTGGAATCATCCATATACGCAGCTTGAATATATGCTTTGTCTAATCCTTCACGCCGCAAATTTTCTAAAATTAAACCGCTATTTTCAGGGCCAAGCTCTTTTATAATAGATTTTAGATATGCAAAAGAAGCATCTACACCAGACACTTCTTGATCAGTTATATTTGCAACAATCTGATTTGCTTCAGACTTTGAAAAAACAGGTACAAAATCCAAATCATTTAAACTTTGTATAATTCTACCAGAGTTTATTCTTTCCTGTATTCCACTTGTGCCTTGCTGCATAGCTTGCACGGAAAGATCAACTGGTTTAATATTTACACCATCCATCCTAACAGACTGAGCAAAACCTATAGGATCGCCCTCAACAGACATTGCTTGTTGCAAATTTTTTTCAAAAGTTTCTACTAAAGCAAAAGCTTTTTCTTCTAGATCCGTATCAATTCCTTCAAGACCTTGGCCTTTCATTCCTTTGCTAAACTGATTTTTTATAGCAGAAATGTTTGTTGAGCTGTTTTGACCGAGGTTTGCTTTAATGCCAAGCTCCTTTGTTAAATCATTTAGAAACAAAAGATCATCGTATTCTTTTTGTAATTTAACACTTTCATCATTACTTAGAAGCTGAGATGTGCTGGCAATTTCATTTGCTAAGTCATTCATTGCTTCGTTTGATTGTATATTGCCTTTTGATACCTGATCTAAACGAACAGTCATTTGATTTGACAACTCAGAAGAATAATTTTTAGCTACCTTTTGTGCATTCTGTTCTGCAAGACTTGGCCCCTCAATAAAATTTTGCGTTCCTCCAACAGACTTTAATACTTGCGCTTGATCATCAGGATCTAGCATTTGAAGCAAACCATATACATAAGCAGCTTCGTTAGAGCTAAGAACTGTTTTACCTTTGCCTCCAGAATCAATAGAGTCGGCGCTAAGAAATACACCATCACGCAGCGCTACCCTTATCTCATCAATAAAAGCAATACCACTTGGTGCATTGTCAGCATTCTTTTCCAACGCTCTGTAGGTAGCTCGTTTAATCATTTCTTTTTGCTGCTCAGTTAAAACGTCTAAGTTGCCAGCTCTTATTTGTGCAAGTTTTTTTGTGTCTTGAACAATGTCTTTTAAAACAAAACTTATCTGAGAAAGATCTAAGCTGTTTGCTATCTGATCCTCTGCATCTTGTAGTTTTCTATTACGGTTTTGCGCCGCTGCTATCTCTACCCTGCGATCAACAGCATCTCGTAAAGCAAATCTGTTTTGCAACTCAAGGTTTCCAAAACGGCTATTAAATTGCTGTAGAGCATACCTGTCTTTACCTACTTTTTTAAGCAACTCTCTTTTAAGCTGATCTGTTTCTTTATTCCAAATGGGATTGTCACCATCAAGAATATTATTGTAGTCAGGATCTTTTTCTAATTCTTTACGTCTTTCTTGCAAAGCCTCCTGTGCATCAAGTAAAGCATCGTTAAGATTATTTTCAGTTTGTATATTGTATCTAGTTTTAGCGTAATCACCTGCTGCTTGCAGCGCAGCGCTCATTGGCTTTTGCTTATCCAACTCAGCTTGCGCCATAGCGCTTGGTGACTGTCTAGCCCTAATCTGTCTGCCTGGAGCTTCTCTAGTTACGCTTGCTTGTGCTGTATATACTGGTATCTTCATCAGTCATCACCGCCTATTAAACCTGTTTCATAAGCTGTTTTTGCAGCACCACCAAACCCAGACATAAGCGCAGCAGTACCAGAAGCTCTAGCGTTTGCAGCAGCCATACCGCCCTCCATACGAGATAGCTCTGCGTTAAGCCTAGCCTCTTCTTGTGCATCACTAATCTGTAAGTTTGCAATTTCATTGTTAAACTTATTAACGGACTGCTCATAATCAAATTCACGAGCATTCTGCCTAAGAACAGCCATTGGTGTGCCTTGGCTCATATCAAACCCTGCATATCCTGTGCTTGCCCTTAGTGTACCCTGTACCTGCCCTTCAAATGCGCTTGCAGCTCTTTCGCTATCAATAGCAAACTGTGCATTCATAATACCGCGCTGACGTTCAAACAAATCAATGTCACGCTCTATAATAGATGCGTTAAACTCACCAGCTCGCAGGGCCGCAGCCGCAGCCTTATCTGCTGCCTTTTTGCTGCTAATAGCTCCTACTACCTGTACTCCTGTTGATATAAGCGCTAAAGGGTTACACATTACTTAAACTCACTTATCAAATGTATTCATGCGTGGGTAGAACGCAAGAACGGTTAGCGGCAAAGGCTGACCCTGTTTTATATATACACGATCATCGTCATCAAAGCCACCAGGGAACTCAATCTCTTTATCACCAGTAAACATAGGAACAGCAGTATCCATATCCATAGAACTATCCCTAAAAAATATTCTATCGACTTCACCACTGTCATTACCAACTTCTGCACCTACGGTTTCAAAAAACCTAACAGTTATACCGTGAATACGTTTTGGCTTACCTTGGCTTGTGCCATCTACAGATCCAGACTCAATCCTTAACGTTTGCATTGTGCTGTCAAATCCATAACCTACAGCCGCTTTCGTAGAAGAATAATCTAATGTTATTCCACCACCGCTTACAGTTTCATTTGGGTGCGTGGCTCCGTTGCCTAAAACTTGCAACGCTTCGCCCTCTAAATGATATAATCCTGATAATGTTGTTGTAGCGCCTCCGCTATAAGATAAACCGCTATCAACAAAAAATGCTGTTGTTGCATCAGTGCCAAAATTAAACAGTTTAAGCTTTTCAACATATCTTTTTGTAACACTGTTGATGGTGCGCTTTACAGTCATAAACAACTCATCTTCACCTGTGTCAGTAGGAAGTGTTGCAATACTTTCTACTACTGCCTGACCAGACCCGAAACCACCCCCAATAATATGTTTATGCCAAGCAACAACTTCTTCTTCACGGCGATACGTAAGACCAAGAAGCGTACCATCGTTTCTAACGCACCACACAACGCTATCAGGCTCCTGTTGAAAAGCCATTTGCACTAGGCCACCTTCAGTTACATGTTCTGCTAAGATAGTCATGTCAGGAGCTGAGTAGCCGCCTGTATTAACATCACCAACAAACTTAAACTCACGTATTTTTCTTTTGCCGCGCTGGGCAAACAAAGTAACATCTGCAACTTGGACAGGCTCTATTTGTGCCGTGCCATAGTTAGAATACTTGCGAATAAGTGTTGTCGTGGGTGTTACAGGTCCATCGTTTGTTGATGTAAGAACATACTCACCTCCAGATGTACCAACAGTTAAAACTCGTGTTGCTGAAAGGAAACGAATAGCATTCACCTGATTAGACGCAATCGTGTATATCAAAGCATCGTCATCGTTTGTGCCTACCGTAAAATTATCGTAGTCACCGTTTTTGCTAAAAAATAAAGTTTGAGGATTATTGTTTGTGTTTCCAAAAACTAATCTCTGTTCAAAAAAAGACACAACACTAGGTCTATTATTAGCGCCACTTAGTCCAGGGCTAGGAGATCCAGCAATAGAAAGTGTAGCAAATGTCCAAGCATTGTGATCTGTTCTTGTTAATGTACGTATATCATAAGAAGGATGCACAATATACATTGTATCAGCAGACTGAGCAAAACGAAGATCAAACAAATCTGCTTCAGCATATGGTGTAGCAGTTTCGTATATCTCTGTAGCTGTTCCACCCGATGTAAATGTTGTAAAGCTTGTTGTATTTATTGCAACACCAAACAAGTCTGTTAGCGTAAATGTATTAGTTGTAGAATTTGCAACGAGATAGTTACGAGTATTAAGCTCTGTCATACCACCAACGCTATCAATATAAACTTCATCACCGTTACTAAAACCATGACTGTTACTAGTTAAAACGCCTGGGTTAGCTTTAGTTATTGCTGTTATTGTTTTTGCAGAACTATTTAAAACTTGTAAATCATTGCGAAAAACACGCATAATTTGATTTCCAAACTCTAATATGTATGTATCCGATGTTTTAAATTGAAATGGTATGAGCCTTGTTTTAACAGAGCTGCTTTTAACCTCACCAAGATATTCTGTGCCTGGCCTACGTGTTACACCACCATGAGGCATAACAACCATGTTTGTAAGCTCTGATAATCCCTCACGATACTTTTCTATATTTGTGCGACCTTCAAGCCTTGGGCTTATTTCACCTGCTGTAAAAGAGCTAAACGCTGGCGCTGAACGTGCCATTAGAACCTGCTTTCAATAAAGTCGCTTGCCTCTAGACGTTGCGTTGCGCCCTCTGTCGCATCGTTAAATCGTGCTTCTGTTACTTTAGCTTCGTACAAAGAGGTTTGGATTTGCACCATGCTTGTAGAGCCTGTAATTGCGTAACATATTTCAGCAGCTAATCTAGCAGCTAATGTTTCAATTAAACCAGCATCATATTGTTGTGTGTCTGTTACTCTACCAACATATTTAATTTGAGCTGAACCCTCATCTGTTAAAAGTTTTCGACCTTCTATAACAAACACTGGGCCACCAGTGTTATTTGTAATGTTGTCTTGCGGATATGACAAAGAACCATTGCTAAATTCTAGTACACGTAAACAAAAAGGATCTGTTGGTAGTGCATATTGATACGTATATCCAAAAGCTGGCGTTGTTGTTTCTTGTGCTAAACTTGCGCGATTAATTAAACAGTTCCAAGGATGCGCTCGAAAGACTGCATCTCTTACCGACTCGTAGCGTTGGTTAACAACTCGCGCCGCCTTACTGTTTTCATCTAATGAGGTAATATTAGAAGCGCCTAGATTGTTAAGCGCAAAGTTTGCAATATCAACTGTACTAGCCATTTTAACCTATCCTGTAAAAGAAGGGGCGGCGAACCGCCCCAACCTAATTAGTCAACCACATACTTGATAGTTACTTCGATAGTGCCTGTACCAGCAGCACCGCCCATAGTGACTGTGACAGTCACGCCATCTTCGTTAGTGTCTGTCTCTGTGCCTGAGCCTAGAGCTAGAGTAGCGAGGATGTCTACTTTCTGAGCAGATGTTGAAGCAGCAGCAGCTTTGTATGCAGCAGCAGCAGCGGATACAGCAGTACCAGCAGCGTTTGTATGTGCAGCATAACCAACTGACAATGTTGTTGAAGAACCTAGAGCGTCATGCGCCAAAGAACCTTCAAGCAAACGTGCGCCATCTGGAAGAATAAACATCTCAATAACGTCACCAGACGCCAATGAAGATGCTTCGTATGTGCCATGAGCAACGCGGACACGACCGCCCAGCTCATTTGCCTTGTTCATCACGGCTGGAGTAGCTCGTGAGTTAGTGCGTTGTGTTGAATAAACAGTAGCCATTAGTCAATCTCCTTATTCGTTACACGCAATTTCTACTACTTTTTCCTCTTCCATCCGAGTAGCTCCGATGGTTTGGCAGTAATAGACTTGCGTTGAGTATGACTTGTCAGCTCGTTCATCAATACGTGCGGCTGGCTCTTTACCAACAGCAAGCTTCATTCCGTCTTGTGCAAACGCAATAACCTGGCGGTCAGAGTTTGAGTCTGTATTTAAACGGTTAGACACGATGAAATTAAAGCCTACAAACGAATTAATCTCACCTTGAGCCAGAGCTTTTACAGTGTTAAAATCGCTTGAAGTCACGGTTGTATTGTTCAACAAGTCAGAGATCTGCTTTGGTGAAACAATAATGTGCCGTGGAATAGATGGATCAACACTTGCTGCATCTAGCAATTCTTTAGCAGATACTAATTTAGCAATAGTTAAACCAGCGGAACCATGAGCAATTTTTTGCCCTGCTGGTAGCGCGGTTGATGTTGAACCGTCTTTACCTGTTTGCGATGTGCCAAGAGCAGCAGTGATAATAATATCATCCATTGCTCGGCCCATAGCAGCAGCGGCTGCACGGCTATATGTTGACGTTGGATCTACAAGCAAACGTACTTTGTCGCTGTCATCAATTAGATCAGCATACTCATAGTCTGACATTGTAACCATACGTCTTGTATGCGGTGTTTCCACTAGTGGTGTATCCGCATGGCGTGATGTTCGCAGAACAGCCGCAGCTTGCCCTACTTGATCAAAGAAAGCTTTCTCACCGTTAACGCTTTCTGTATCTACTGCATTACGCAGCAAAGAACCCATCTGCTGCGATAGCATTTGGACATTAGCGCTAAACTGGTTGACAAAAGCTGTAGTA